GGCACATACACGGTCAGCCAATCCCAAACCGCTGCCAGCACAACGATCACAGCCTACTACGAGCGCCCTTTGACAATTGAATCTGCCTTTGTTCGCGTGGCAACACAGCAAGGCGGCTCAAACGTGGCTGGCGGCTATCTCGACTACCCAGTGGCAATTTTAAGCCTAGAAGAATACGAATCTTTGGGCATCAAGCAGCTTAACGGCCCGTGGGCGAAAATGGTCTATTACCAGCCAAGCGAGACATTGGGAACGCTGTATGTGTTCCCCAACCCGTCATCTGGTGAACTGCACTTGTTTGCAAACACCATGTTCCGCACGTTCAATACGCTGTACGACACAATCACGCTGCCGCAAGGCTACAACATGGCGCTGCGGTGGTGCTTGGCTGAACGCATGATGCCAATGTATGGAAAGGCTTCATCGACTCAAATCCAAATGATCAATTCATTTGCGGGGAACGCAAAAGCTATCATCAAGCGAACCAACATGAAGCCTGCACAAGTGGCGCGGTATCCTGATGCGTTGATGGTTGGTCGAGCAAAAGATGCTGGCTTTATCATGGATGGGGGCTTCAGATAATGGCAGACTTTGGCTTTGTCGGCCCATCCTACGAAGCGCCAAGCATCTACCAAGATGCCCAAGAGTGCATCAATTGGTTTCCTGAAATTGACCCGTTGAAGCAACCCGGTGACCGAGGGGTGGTGGCGCTGTACCCAACGCCGGGGTTGTCCTCTTTGGTGCTATTTCAAAACCAACAAGAGGTGCGCGGCATGGTCACCTTGTCGGGTGGCAGCATTATGGTTGCGGTTTGCGGCCCTTACGTCTACGCCCTGACAAGCAGTTTTGTGTCAACATTGGTTGGACAGTTAAACTCTAGCACTGGTCGCGTAGGCATAACCGACAATGGCGTTAATGTCTACATTGTTGACGGAACTTACCGTTACACATGGCGCATTTCAACGCCGTCTAGCGCGGTTTTTACGGGGTCAACTAGCGGCACAACCCTTACGGTGACAGCCATAACAAACGGCGCTTTGGCGGTGGGTCAGGTGCTGTTTGGCGTTGGGGTTACTCAAGAAACCGTGATCACGGCTTTAGGTTCGGGAACAGGCGGGATTGGCACTTACACAATCAATCTTTCCCAAACCAATGCTAGTCAGCAAATGAATTCAGCTACGGCTGGCGCAATAATCACGGGTGCAATTGCAGGCACGACTTTGACGGTTTCAGCAGTCAGCAGCGGCACTTTGGCGGCTGGCATGACCATTCAAGGCGCTGGCATCACGGCAAACACCATCATTACAGCCCTTGGAACTGGCACTGGTGGCGCAGGGACTTACACGGTTAACTTTTCCCAAACGATTAGTTCAATCACGATGTATGGCTTGAACTGGTCGGTGCTGCCTAGCACTGATGGGGCATTCACTGGCGGCACAAATGTGGATATTGTGGACAATTACTTTGTCTACAACCGCCCCGACACGCAGCAATTTGGCGCTTCTGCGGTTTTGTCCCCTATTTCGCCAGCGTTAAGTTTTTCAAGCAAAGATGGCGCACCCGATGATCTGGTGACTTTGATTGTTGATCACCGTGAAATTTATTTGCTGGGTGAGACTTCTAGCGAAGTTTGGGTCGATCAGGGAACAAGCCCATTTCCATTTCAGCGCGTCCCCGGCACATCTACCCAGCACGGCATTGTTAGCGCATTTAGCGTTTCTAGGCTTGGTAATTCATTTGCATATTTGTCAAAAAACAATCGTGGAACAGCGCAGATTGTTCAAATGAATGGCTATGTCCCACAAAGAATTTCAACCCATGCGGTGGAAAATAGTTTATCGGGTCAAACCATTACTGACGCAGTGGCTTGGACGTATCAAATAGAGGGACACGAAGTTTATGTCATTAGCTTCCCCTCAATTCAACTAACTTGGTGCTATGACATTGCTTCAGGAATGTGGCACAAGTGGTTGTATACAAATAATCTAGGTCAATACGAAAGATGTCGTGGGAATTGCGCGGCAGTCTTTCAGGGATATGTTTTGGTTGGCGACTACTCTAACGGCAAAATTTATCACTTGGACAAAAACATTTACACAGATGACGGGCAAAATGTCAGGCGGTTACGCCGCGCCCCTCACTTGGTTGCCGATTTCCAGCGGGAATACTTTGATGAATTGCAGATACAGTTTCAACCCGGTGTAGGCTTATCAACAGGCATAGGGGACGACCCGCAAGCCATGTTGCGGTGGTCGAATGATGGCGGTTCTACTTGGTCGAATGAACACTGGACTTCCATCGGGCGCATGGGAAAATACACCAACCGCGCAATTTGGCGGCGGCTGGGTACGGCAAGGGATCGGATTTTTGAAGTGTCTGTTTCTGATCCGGTTAAGTGCGTGATAGTGTCTGCCAACCTCAAAGCAACCCAAGGGGAAAATTGATGGCATTGCTACCCAACCCACAATCCCAGCCATATCCACAATCAGAATTTTTGGATGGGCAGACCAAGCGCCCTACAAGGGCATGGCAACAGTTTTTCATTAACTTGCTCAACTTCAGCAGCGCAACAACTGCAACAGCTGGATCGGCAAGTTTGCCAGCAAACCCTGTTGGGTTCATCAATGTCACAGTGAATGGGGTGGCTTACAAAGTTCCCTATTACAACCAATGAACGATGTAACTCCAACAGCTGTGCCAACCCGTGAGCAGATCGAAAAGCTGCAAGCGGAAATGTCTGCAATGCCGCAGTCTGAATTGCAGCTGGCGGCTGATGCCATGCAAACAGAGCATTATTTTCATGCTGGAATGTATGCCAGAAAGTTAAGCAGGCCAGCAGGCTGTTTGATTGTGGGCAAGGTTCATAAGCAAGACCACTATTTTTTATGTGCCAAAGGTGAAATAATCTCTTGGTCAGAAAAAGGAATGGTGCATCTGTATGCGGGTGACATCATTGAGAGCAGACCCGGCACAAAGCGGGTCACGTTGGCGGTGACTGATGCAATCGGCATCACATTTCACAAGACCGATAAAACCGACTTGGATGAATTAGAAAAAGATTTGGTTGAGCCTGATGAACTTTCATTGTTTGATTCAAGCAACAAATTGAAAGTTTTGGAAATTAAAGGGGAATGACATGAGTTTTGTAACAGCGGCTTTAATTACTGGTGGCATGGGAATAGTTGGCGGCTACATGGCTGGTCAAGGCGCTAAAGCAGGCGCAAAAACACAAGCAGATGCAATGCGGGAATCGGCTCGATTGCAGAAAGAAATGTTTGATGTTCAGAACGAAAATCAAAGGCCATATCGTGAAGCTGGATATAGCGCATTAGGCGATATTTCCGGAATGAAACCGTATCTGACCAAGCAATTTGGGCCAGAGGATTTTGAGGCAGGAATTGATCCAAGCTATAAATTTAGGTTTGAGCAAGGCAATTTGGCAACCACTAACATGGGTAATCGGTCTGGTGGCGCTATAGGCGGTAATGCCTTAAAGGGATTGGTGGATTATGGTCAAGGCGCAGCAAGCACAGAATATGGAAATGTTTTTAATCGTTTTCAAACACAAAGAAGCAACATTTACAACAACTTAGCATCTATTGCGGGGCTGGGTCAAACTTCACTTGGTCAAACAGGACAGCTTTCATCCAGCGCAGGACAAAGCATTGGGGATGCTATTTCTGGTGCTGGTTCTGCAATTGGTGGCGGTCAGGTTGCCGCAGGCAATGCTTACGGCGGCGCTATAGGGGGCGCTGGTAATTCATATATGTTGTCTCAATTGTTGCGCCGTCAACCGCAACCGCAAATGCAACCGCAATTTGGCAGCCCTATTAGTGAACCATTTGATGTCAATATTGGTTAAGGAAAAAAAATGGCAACTTACACACCAGTAGCGGCGCTATCAAAACCTACGCCGCCAATGTCTTTGGCTGAAATGGTTAACCTTGCTGGCGGCATACAATCGTACCAGCAAGCGCAACAAGTCAACCCATTGTTATTGCGCCAGCAACTAGCTACAACTGATGTTGCAGAGCAAACTGCTGCGCCTAAAATTTCTACTGCTATAAGCGAGGCTGCTACTTCTTTAACAGGTTCGCAATCTGCGGCTATGAAATTAAAGCAAGACCAAGCAAAAGAAATTGGTAGTGGGTATGTGGGCGCAGTAAATGACCCTTTGATTTTGGAGGCGGCAAAAAACCCCAACGGAATTGATAAAAGCAAATTAGTAAATTTTGTACAAAATTGGGCTAAAACTCAAGCCAAAGCTGGAGGAATTCCAGAAGATAGAGCCGTTGAACTTGCTGCCCCCTATATTGACATTGCCAATAACAATCCCGCTGCTTTGCGTGATTACATGATTCAACGTCACATAAAAGGATTAAATGACGCAGCACAAGTTTCTTCATATCAACCAACAACGCAAGTTGATGCAAGCGGTCGCACAATTACTCAAACACCAAATATAGGCAGAGCACCGACAGTAGAAGTTGGACAGGCTGTTGGATTTCAAACAAACGCCCCTACTAACGTTATCGCAGGTGCAGAAGTTGCGCCCGGTATGCGTGTGCCTTACCCTGTTAGAAAGGCTGACACGCCTTACAGACCTGAACCTACTGAAATTGCAGACCAAAATTCAGGAGTTGAATACCGTAATCGCATAGTAAACGCCCAAGGCACTTTGTCTGAAAATCGCCGAAACGTAGAAGAAGTTATAAAACAAGCCAACCTTATTGGTCAAAACCTTTTTGAAATAGAAAAGGGCGGCGGTCTTATTGGCAAGGCTGGTCAAAAAATTAGAATGGCAATCAACAGTGCAGAATACGAAGTTTTGGCTAAAGACCTTGCAAAGCTGGCTTTGTCTAACGCAAATGCTTTGGGCGGTGCAAGTAATACCGTTTCAGGTTTGGATATGCAGTCAGTGGCAAATGGCACAATCAAAATGCCCCCTGAAAAGTTAATAGAAATTGCTCAAAGAGTGCAAGCCGACCAAACTAACCTTGATTTGCAAGCAAAGGGCGCACAACAATTTGCTCAAAGGTTTGGCGACAACAACATGAAAGCCTATCAACAGGCTTGGAACGCCAATGCGGACAGCAAAATTTTTGAAGCAATGAACATTATTAAAAGTGAACAAGACCCTGCCAAACTAAAGAAAGAATTGGACAGGCTGTTTCCGTCAAAAGCTAAACACGATGAATTTTTAAACAAGTATAGAAATCTAAAAAAATTATCTGAAACAGGGACGCAATAATGGATGTTTTAGAACAATATCTAGGCGGCGGGAAAGCGGCTGCCCCGTCCACGCCTACGCCGTCCACACCCGGACGGTCTGTGGTTACGGATCAATTGCTGGATAGCTTAAAAAAGGTCGAAAGCGATAAAGACCCGTTTGCCTTAAACAAACAGTCCAAGGCAATGGGCGCTTATCAATTTATGCCAGAAACCGTGCAAATGCTGCACAAGCAAGGCATAGAATTTAACCCGTTTAATGAAAAGCAAGCCAGAGAAGCTGCGCGTACCTATTTGGGCCAATTGGTTGACCGTAACAAAGGCGATGTGGATAAGGCGCTGGCACAATATGGCGGGTTTATAACCAAAGACCCATCGGGCTATGTCAACAAGGTCAAGCAAGGTCAAGCCGCAGCGCCATCAACAACTTCAACTGCACCAGCCGCGCCTGCACAGACTTCTGCTGATCCATTGGAAGCGTTCTTGTCTGGTAAGCCTGCAACCGCACCATCACAGGCCGCCCCAGCCCAGCCAGCCCAACCAGCCCAAACCGTAGCGCAGCCAGCCCCAGCAATTTCTGGTCAAGCACAGCCATCCAGAATTGCCAACATAGCAGCCCAGACATTTAATAAGTATCAAGACGTAAAAAGAGACTTGGGAGAACGTGTTGTTGGGGCTATTGATACCGCTTATGGAATCGTGCCTACTATGTATGGCGCTGGTGTTCAGGCTTTGGCTAGAACCGTAAACACGCCACAAAGGGCCGAACAAATTGGACAAGCCGCAGCTGCATCGATTGACAAGCCATTAGGCAAAGCAATTGGCATCACTGGCAGCGAAGCCTATCAAAAGCCATTGGGCGGGATAACTGAACCAATTGCTCAGCAAGTTAACAAGATGTTTAACGCTTTGGGAATGACTCCAGAACAAATATCTGAAAAAACAGGCATACCGCCCGAAGATATTAGAAACATGGTTGTCATTGGGTCTGCTGCTTTGCCTCAAGCCATCAGAGAAGTTTCGCCAGTTGTTGGGAAAGCAGTTCAACCTTTGCGTGAAATGGCAAAAGAATTGGAGATAGTCGGCCCCGGACAGCTGACAAAACAACAAATGCAGGCGCAGTTTGAAGCTGCACAAGGAAAAATTCCAGCTGGTAGCGTAGGCGCGGCTGGGACACAAAACAATCCATATTTTGGCAAGATCACAGGCGAAGAAACCGTTCGCGGTCAATTCCCACAAGTCAAGCTATCCAAGACCCCGAACGATGTGCCAGTGAACGAGCAAATGCTTCGGTCACAAATAGCTCAGGAAATTATGCCGGGCGGCGGTGTTAGACCGGGTGTTGTCACTGGTAACGAAAACCTATTGCGGAACGAATACACAAAGGCAAAATTAGACACGCCAGAAGGCCAATTGTTTAAGCAACAAATTGCCAATGAACAAACAGCGTTGTCAAAATATGCCGAAGATCGGGTAAACGCTACAGGCGCATCCCGCAGCCTAATTAATGATGAACAACGTGGGCAAAGCATTAATGACGTAATTCATGGCGTATCGCCAGACGGCTCAGGCCCATTGAGCTTGATGGGTTATTTTAAAGATTCCAAAAAACAAATTTACGATTCCGCTTTTCAACGTGTTGGCAACAATCAAATTAAAACCGCAAATACAGATTCATTTTTTAACAACGCACAACAATTAGCAACTGCTGAAAAAGATGGAACACTTAATTTTTTAAATGGGGCAAAAAAAGAAATTGAACTGGCAAAAACTGTAGGGTATGAACTGCCTGATGGAAAAATAGCTCCAGCTAATTCTGTGGCTGCCCTCAATGCGGTAATAAAAAGCAACAACGCTGCATGGACTCCAGAAAAAGCAAACACAATTAGAAAAATAAACGCAGCCATCAATAAGGATATTGCGGCGGTTGCTGACCCATCCCTTTACAAACTTGGCGACAAAATTCACAAGCTAGAAAAAGAATTATTTGAATCTAGAGGCATAGACAAAATTTTTGGTGAAGTTGACAAAAATGGTGTGGTTACGTCAGCTACAGCTCTGGAAAAAATACCATCCAAGTTGAACAATATGCCCAAAGACCAATGGCGGCATATTCGGGACACGTTGAACGAACTAGCAAGCGGAAGAATTAGAAACGCGCCAGAAGGAATGCCGCCTATACCGCCAGAATTGATGCAATCAGCTAAAGCTGCTGTAGCTGAAATGGATGGGGCTTTGGCCCGTGAAATCCAAAAAGCTGGTGCATCAAAAATGGGCGAATGGAATCAGAATTCAGCAAACAATGTGATGAACTCGGTTGTGGGACAAAAAATCCTAGAAACGTTTCCACCAACTGAAATACAAAAATTCCACATTTTAAATTATGCTGGTCACTTAATGCCGGGTATACACGGCTATGAGGGCGCAGCACTTCAAGGAAGGCGCGTTGGCTTAATTGAGGGTAATTTAGGCAAGTTAGGGGCAGGAACAGGGGCAACTATTGGCGGCGCTATTGGAGAAGCGCCCGGCGCTGCTATTGGTGCTTACATTGGCGGTCAAGCTGGTGTAAGAGCATCAGAAAAAATGGCAGCAAAAGCACTAAATAAAGAAGCCTTGAAAGCCCAAAAAGAAATGGAAAAAGCTAAGGCGCTTGGTAAACAATCAGGTCAAAATAAAATTAACGATTTGAACAAATAAGGAAGCATCATGGCAGTAAATCTTTCGCCGATTGGCAACGCCCAGCAATTCTTTGACAACACTGGAATTCCTTTAAATGGTGGGTTGTTGTATACCTACCAAGCTGGATCAACCACCCCGCTGGCAACCTATACAGACATCAACGCCACTGTTGCTAATGCCAATCCAATTGTGCTGGACGCATCTGGACGTTTGGCTAGTGAAGTTTGGCTAACTTATGGCGTGAACTATAAGTTTGTGTTAAAAAATTCCGCAGGCAGCACCATTGGCACTTATGACAATATTTACGGCATTGTGGGCGTTCAAACTGCGGTTGGCACTACCATCCCACTAGGGGTGATTACGCTTTGGTACGGGTCGATTGGCAGCGTTCCAACAGGCTGGTATTTGTGCGATGGCGCAAATGGCACACCTGATTTGCGCGATAAATTTATAGTTGCGGCTGGTTCAACCTATGCGGTTGGTGCAAGTGGCGGCACTGCTAATTCAATCGTTGTTTCCCACGATCACACATACAGTTCTACAACCGGATCGGCTGGTTCTGCAACTGGTACTGTTACTGGCGGCTTTGGTAGCGACTTTGGTATATTTAATGGCGCTACTGGGGTTTTTGCTACATCTGGTAGTTTGTCAAATCGTCCTCAAGGTGCAGCCGGTACTGGAAGCCAAAATACAGCAACACTTACCATCCCAACCCATACCCACACCGTTAGCGGCACAACAACTACTGCTGGTGTGTCTGGCACAAACGCAAACTTGCCACCTTATTACGCGCTGGCGTATATCATGAAAAGCTAATCATGGAAGTTGATCTAGTCAAATACGGTGTGCTTTGGCAAAAAGTTCAGGACATGGACAAAAAAATGGACAAGGTTGAACGCCAACTTGAAGAACTGGTTGCCTTGGCAAACAAGGGGCGCGGTGGCTTTTGGTTTGGCATGACGTTTGTTTCAGGCATGTCTGCTGTGGTTGGTTACCTCCTGAACAATTGGAAGCACTGATGTGGAAGCGCTGCCACCACCCCCGCCAGCGGCGCAATCGCCTGTCTTTGAGTGCATAAAATGGACTTGGACACCTGACCGTCTGCTGGTCTGGTGCTTGCAGTGGCGGGAGAAGAAAAATTATTGATCCACTTACAGCCCTAGCAGGCATACAGGCAGCTGTTGCTCTCATCAAAAAAGTCAGCAAAACTGTTGACGATGTGTCCTCGCTCGGCCCCGTTTTGGGCAAGTACTTCGATGCCAAGTCCACGGCTACTAAAGCTGTTGTTCAGGCCAAGAAGTCCAAGTCCTCGATGGGGACTGCTATCCAAATCGAGATGGCGCTGGATCAGGCCAAGCGGTTTGAGGATGAGCTACAGCTCTTGTTTATGCAAAGCGGAAAGATTGATGTGTGGAACAAGATCAAGTCTAGGGCGGCGGCAATGGATGTGGAATCTGCCCATGACGCTAGACGGGAACGAGAAGCGGCGGCGCAGCGCAAGCGAGAGATGGATGAAGCAATTGAACTTGCGCTGATGGCGCTTGTCTTTTTTAGCTTGCTTGGCGCTATCCTTTATTTCAGCTTTGGCATCATGGAGCAGCGTGGGTGAGCGCCGAACAACTGAGCCTAGTTGACAAGGTGCTGGCGTATGTCAGCAGCCCGTTTCGGTTGTTCGCAATGGTGTTAATGGCGGTCTTAACATTTGCAGGCTATTTTGTATATACAAACCAAGAACTTCTAATTGGTGCTTACAAGGAATCCAAAAAGATTCCGTCCATTGCAGAAGATCGGGTCGAGGACGCTGCTGCCCACCTGTTCAAGCAGTCAGGTGCGTTGGTGGTGGCGGTCTTCAAGGTCAACAGCATGTTTGGCACAAGGGTGCTGTATAGGGCTTACGGAAAGAATGGCAGAGACAAAACAAATGACGGGCTAGACGTTGGCCTGTTCACCCAGAACGCAGCCAACAATGCCGATGTAGTCAAGCTGATGGCAAACGAAATTCCATGCGGAGAATATCGTTCAGCACAAAGTGAAATGGGGCTTTGGTATATTTCCAAAGGTGTTGCCTACACATGCCGCATTTCCGTGCCACCTGAACCCGGCAGATTTGTTGGACAAATTACAGTCGGATGGGCGGCAGAACCAGAAGACATGGACAGCACCCGTGCCATGCTACAAATTGCAGCAACAATGCTTTCAAGGAGTAAACAGTAATGGATTGGCTAAAACAAATTGCGCCCACAATTGCCACTGCAATGGGTGGCCCACTAGCTGGCATGGCTGTCTCTGCCATCTCTAAAGCTATCGGTGTTGACCCCGACAAGGTGGGCGACTTGATCTCCAACAACAAACTGACAGCAGAGCAAATTGCTCAGGTCAAGATTGCAGAGATTGAACTGCAAAAGCAGGCGCAGGAACTTGGCCTTAACTTTGAAAAGCTGTCTGTAGAAGATCGAAAGTCTGCGCGTGACATGCAGGCTGCGACAAGATCAATCGTGCCGCCTGCGCTGGCTGCAATCATCACTGTTGGCTTTTTTAGCATTCTAATTATGATGATGCTTGGAAAAGTAGACGGAAACAACCCAACAATTTTAATGATGCTTGGCAGCTTGTCCACCGCTTGGACAGGAATCATTGCTTACTATTTCGGCTCATCAGCTGGTTCACAAGCCAAAACCGATCTACTTTCTAAAGCGCCTGCAATCAAATGACAGAACATTTTACGCTTGCGGAACTGACCGCCACCAGCCACCGCCAGTTTGACAACACGCCAAACGAAACAGAAACTGCCAACTTGCAAAAGCTGGCTGAGTTTTTAGAACAAGTCAAAGAAGCGTTAGACGGAAAGCCAATCATGATTAACAGCGCTTTCCGGTCAAAGCAAGTCAACGACTCTGTAGGCAGCAAAGACACCAGCCAGCACCGAACGGGCTGCGCCGCTGATTTTAAAGTGCCTAGCATGACCCCTGACGCAGTGGTGAGGGCAATCATTGCGGCTGGCCTACCTTATGATCAGATCATCCGTGAATTTGACGCATGGACGCACATTAGCATCAGCGACACACCGCGCAGGCAGGCGCTGGTGATTGACAAATCAGGAACTAGGCCATTTGCGTAGCGCCTTTAGTGGGTGCTGTCTCTCCAGCAGTCACGCATTTGCCGCCTGCGTTTGGCGAACTTACCAACCCACTCGGTAATCCGTAAAAACCCTAGAGGTTGGTTGCAATTGGTGGTGTGCATGTGTGAATTGTGGTCAGGTCAGCAGTGCGCTTGCCGCAGCGGGGGCAGAAGTTGCGCTCCTGCACTGGCAGGGGTGCTACACAGTTACATTCAGCGCAAGGCTCAGTGACAAAGTGTCGGAATGTCTGACAAGTTACGCCATGCGCTTCATACCGTTCAACCACTTTTAGCAGGTCAAAGTAATGTGACGCCAGTTTTGCGTTTGTGTCATTCACATCACGCGCTGCTTCAGCATTGACTTCCTCGCGGGTAGGCTCCTGCTCTGGCTGTGCCAAGGCTTCTTTGATGGCGGTGATGGCATCATCAATCGTAGTATTGCCAAAGCCCATTGCGGGGCTGTACATTTTTTGCAGCTTCAAATATTCCAGCGCCAGCTTCAGTGCTTCGTCTTTAGTCATGTGTTCTTCTCCTTCAAAGCCTTTTCCACAGCCTCCATAAACACCAGCCAGTCGGCAGACATGGCCCCGCACTCAAGCGCAATAGCCTCGCGCTCCCACTCGGTCAGGCCGACCCATTGTCGGTTTGAGGAATGCTCTTGAGGAATCTGAGGAATGGCTTGGGTAATGGCTTGGTGCTCAGGCAACACCTGTATCCGGTAAAACATCGCCTTGCCCTTATCGTAGAAGTCGTGGTTTCTTCCTGTGATGTAGCTTTTTTTCATATCAGCAGACTCCAAATCCAAAGCCCCGTAAAGAACATCAGGGCCGCTATCACCACCAGCGCCACCAGCTTCAGTGCTTCGTGTTTAGTCATGCTTGTCCCCTTGCCTCAATCCATTTTGGAAACATCTTGCTCTGCGCTGGATAATTTTTATGCCAATCAGCAGAAGCCTTTTCATTCAGCCATTTCACGCCGTTTTCAAGGTCGGACATTACACATGAGTGCCACTCAGCGTAGATTTCTTCACGCTCTGCTGCTGCGACAAGGGCGGCAAAGCGCTCAAGGAATTTACGGTCTTCTTTAAGAGTGTGCTCCCAATCGTCACCAGCCTCACGCGCCATGCGGATGATGTCTTCGTTGGTCATATCAGTAAACTCCAAATCCAAAGGCCGGTAAAAAACGCCATAGCAAAGAACACCATCAGCACTGCCATTACAGCGCCGATCATCAGCCGCCCCACTGTGTGCCATGTGTCCGGCACTGGGTCGATGTTGGCGGGTATCGCCGGATACGGGGCGATCTTGCGAATGGTTGTCTCCCCCGTGTCAAGAATAGCATCCGTAAATTGGCAGAAGCTGGCGCATTGTGGCGTATGTGGGCAGATGCCCCCCGTGTCGCATTGCCTATTCATATTAATTCCCTTTGAAATGGGCTAATTTTCCATTCGCGTTCCATGCGCCCTGAATAAGACTTGACAACATTACCCGTCAAGCAGATTTCGCCCTCACGTTCTAGTTCGTGCAGCCGTCTAGCAACTTGCATGGATTCAAGCCCCGTTATGGCGGCTATGCCATCTTTACCCAATGCGCCACCTTTGGCTAAACAATCCACAATCATTTGGGCGTGGCGTTTGGCAAGGTCTTTTGCAGACCCCGCCGCCTGCCAGCTGGTCAAAGGGTCTGTTTTTCTGTTTCTTGGATGCCGCATGGCTATTCCTTAAAAGGGTATGTCATCACGCATATCGTCAAACCCGCTTTGGGGGGCTTTGGGCGCTTCTTTTTCTTCTAAGTCGTAGCAATTAGCCCAGCCATTCCAGCCACCATCACTTAGGGGAAGTGAATCAAGTTTGATTTTTAGGTTTTCGTTGTCATCTAAAAAAACTGATCCAATGGTTTGGTAACGTTTTTTCTCTTGCCCCTCGCGGGTTTTGTATGTGCCAGTGATCACAACAATGTTTTTAAATTTTTTCATGTCAGTCTTTCAGTTTGTTAAGTTGGGTAATTTTGTCTTCTAAGTCAAGCAAAAAATTGATGATTTCTTTGTCAAGTTTGCCAACATAAACAGGGTCAAATTCAACCCGTTTGATGAACAGCTGCAAGCCCTCTGCCATGCGTGGATCAAAACTTACATAGTCACACCAATGGCGCTGAGTGCAAGCCATTTGCCATTGCATTTGCGTGTTGTACTTTTCAGGCACTTTCTGTTCAAGCAATGTTTGAATGTGGGTTGCGGTGTTGGGGCATTTGATTTCCACCAGCCCAAATTCCCCCACAAGGCCATCAGGGGACGCGCCAGCCTCTGAAAATGATGGGTGCGGTACAAACCCCACTTCTTCAACTAAAACGTCTTTGGCAGACTCATAGGCGGCACGGGCAAAAGGTTCTTGCTCAGTACCCCAAGCCATTGCCGCATTGCTGTATGACTCTGCGGGTTTGCCCGTCATGCGCTCACAGACCAGTTGGGCAAGGTAGTTCTCGCGGCTGGTGCTGTAACCTGTTTTGGTCTTGGCGATAATGTCTGCCACACGGCTAGCGGTGACCTTGCCACACCTAGCGGCAAACCATTCTTCAGATCGTTGTTCCATTTGTAATCTCCAGTTTTGTTTGATTTAAAAGAAAATAAATAGCCATGTCAATTTGGCTTGCGGCTTTGTAGGCACGTTTACGCATATCGGAAGTGCGATGAAATTCTTCTAAATCTTTCATTGCCAGTTCCATGTGCGACTGCGATAGTTCCTCTAAAGCGCGTTTTGCCATGACCAGTGTGTCAAGAGAAATTTCAGGTTTCATTTATCCCCCCACTTTTGATTTTTTGGCATCTTTATGTGCAATGACTTTCTTTTGCCAAGTTGGGTCACCATTGGTTGCGGCATACGCTGCCTTGTAAGTCTTTTGCAAATCTTCTAGCGTGGTGGTTTCGTCCATTGCCGCCATCAGGTCGATTATTTGGTTTTCATTGACCGTGGACTTGATTTCGGTGCGGCGGCTGGCGCTGTTGCCATCGTCATCTTCAGGCGCAATCCCAGCTGCTGCCATCAGCGAATACCTACGAGCGTAGGTCAAGGCTGACCCGTATCCCTGTGGATCATGTTTGGCGGCGGGAACGTGGAGGATGCCGCATTCCAACGTTTCGCCACTTTCGTGGACAAAGACTGTTTCCACCATCACGCCGTCTGTGCAGTCATAGCATTTTTGGATCAGTGCTATCCCGTTGTCGTTCAAGCCTGTGATGACAGCTTCTACGCAGGCAGAAAGGTCTGCGTAACGCGATCTGAAGTGCGGGTTGGTGCTGGACTTCAGGGCTGGGCCAAAAGCCTTTTGTGCCTTGACAAGTGCGGTTGCAATTTGTTTCATGGGTTCTCCTTAGTGCGTAACATGGGTTAAAAAAACGTATTTCATAGGGCTATGGCCTCCAGATAAAAACATCAAGGGCAACCACTACGATTGCTGTAATGGACACGATCCACAGGGCGACTTGCGCCCAGTCGGTAGGCTTGCTGTACTTTTCTATTTCAAACATGATTGATCCTTTGATGGGGCTTGCGCCCCGTTAAATTTACTCTTTGACAGTGCCAACTAAAGCGCCATCCATGATTTCAAACAAAATGGCTTTGGCACGATTTAGGCTTTGTCTAGCGCCCTCTAAATCATCAAACTCTATTTGTGTTTGAGCATCTGACATCAGGCCAGCAACCACCATGTTTGCGCCAGTAAATTTGTAGGTGACTGAGTTTTTGACCGAAGCAATGAATTGATTGATGTCATTGACACCGTACATAGCTTGGTTGTTTGATTGAGTAGCTTGCATTTTGATTTCCTTAAAGACCCTATGCGTTGTGCTGGGGAATGAATGTATTATTAAGCAGGCTTAACAAGAGGTCAAGCCTTTTCGCTAGGTGTTTTCCCTAAGTTGTTCAAAAAAGCCACAACTTGTAAAACTCCCATTTTTTACTCTTGAACGTCAGCAATTTTTTTGGCGTAGGCAACAGCCTGATCCAACATGGTGGCGGAATAGATGCGGGTGGCAACAATCATTTCGGCATCAGTGTCCAGCAGGGTCACTGCGTAGCCTTTTTTGGTCTGAGTGACCAAAGAAGAAATGCCGTAAAAAACGTTGACAAATGTTGCCACTTGCGCGGTGTTTGAAATTTGAGAAATAACCATTTTTTTACTCCTTAGAGGGGGCTTGCGCCCCCGATTGATTAAGCTGCCAACAAGCCCACTGCACCGTAGCCGTAACCGTCATCACCTAGAAAGGCTACACGGGCTAACGTGGCGCTTTGTGCGGCATCGTCCATGCTGTATTCGCTGGCTGCTTCCCGAATGATTCGTTCAATGTCTCTAGTTTCGTAACCGCGAGAAGCGCTGCCAGCGTTGGGGCCGACTGCCTTAATCGAAGCGCCAAAATACTGACCGCCGCTATCAATCAAAACTTCGTTGTCGAACCCAAAACGGTTGCACACATCAACAGCCACGCCTGTCAAAATTGGTGCGGTAAACCGGCGATTTACAAAAATAAAATCAGCACCAAACGAAACTGGCTGACCGTCCAAGCTGCTGTAATTGTTGCCCTTGTAATCGGTCATGCCGTCAAAATAAGAGCCTTCAAACATGCTGACAACAGCCTTGACTTGGCTGGCGTTAGGGCCGTCAGTGTAGGAAACATTGATGCTAGCGCCGCCAGCGTAGCTGCTGGACTTGACACTGAACTTGACGCCGGGGAATGACTCTTTGAGAGCCGCCCGAACCAACTTTGCGGTTTCGGAACAAGAGAGGTATTGAGTGCTTGACATTTGCTTTCTCCTTAAAGACCCCGTGCAATTTGCTAGGGAATGACTGAATAATAAGCTAGCTTAATAGCCTTGTCAACTGTTGTTTGTAAAGCCCCCTTAACTTTGTCGGGTATTGACAAGTTGGCATAAGTTGGCTTACTATGCGAGGATGGAAAAAGAGCAAGCAATAAATTTAGCGGGGTCGGCGAGAAAATTAGCAGAGATGCTAGGGATCAGCCGTGCCGCCATCAGCCAGTGGGGTGTGACCATCCCACAGGCACGGGTGTGGCAGTTGAAAGCCATGCGCCCTGATTGGTTTGGTAAATAAATTTACAGGGGGGAAAGCGGATGCTGGCAAGTCGTTGTTCTAGGCGGCGCAGGTTGAACCCAAAACGCCAGACGCAGCGAGTACCCCCACCTTTTAATTTTGATGTATGATTTCACATCCCTTGGCGGGGAATTTTCAGCAAGACTTAGACGGGACACTGCTGGTGCTGACCAGTCCGCCAACACCGGAAACGGTGAGTGTCTCGCCTAAGTCTTTTTTTTTGGACTTTATGCACTACTACCAATTCAACATTGGTGACTATGTAAGCCACACCCGGCATCTCTCACCCATCGAAGACATTGCTTACAGGCGCTTGCTTGATGCCTACTATCTAAGTGAACGCCCGTTGAACAGCGGTATAGCGGTGGTTGCACGGCAGATCGGCTTAAAAGATCATGAATCAGAGGTACATGAGGTACTTCAGGAATTTTTTAAGCTGACTGAAGATGGCTGGATAAACACCCGTGCAGACAAGGAAATTGCCCACTTCAAAGGGAAAATTGAACAGGCGTCTAGGGCTGGTAAAGCATCTGCTGAACGCCGGAGCAACCCCCGTTCAACGGACGTTCAACCAACCAATAACCAAGAACCAATAACCATTAACCAAGAACTATTGAAGAAGCAGCGCGGGTCGCGCCTGCCTCAAGACTTTGTGTTCCCAAAGGAATGGGCAGACTTCTGCATACAGCAACGACCAGACCTTAACTTGCAGAACACGTTTGATTCGTTTAAAGACTTTTGGACTGCAAAGGCTGGGTCTGGTGGTGTTAAGCTGGATTGGCTGGCGACATGGCGCAACTGGGTTCGCAATCAGTCAGTCCCGAAGGCATCTTTTGCACAGATCAATGCGGATATAGCCCGAACAACAGTGCCTAGAAATCAAGCCTATGAGGACACGCAACGCAGACTAAGGGAGGAGGCTGACAGAAATTGCAGCGGCCCTTCCTTGGAGGTTTTGGCGAAGATGGCAGCTATTCGCGGCGGTGTGAAGGAGAGCATGTGAATCGTGAAGTAGCAAACAAACTTTTGGACAAAGCCCGTGAAGGACACAGGTACACCCTTGAAGAAATCAGCGCCGCCCTCTACGCAAGTGGCGACCTACATGATCCGCTGCGAAGCGCGGGAATGGCATCGGCGCTATCGGGCCAAGGTGAAACAATTGGGCAGTGTGAGAGCGCAAAGCTGGTGGCATCAAGTGAAAACAGACATTGTGCAGATTCGTGGGCAGGCTACAGCCGATATCTTGATAAACGAAATGAACAGGCAGCAGCATGAGACACGCAGCAAGAATTGATGCCAATCAAGCGCAAATCGTAAGCGCACTTAGGGCGGCTGGCGCTTATGTGTGGATCATCAGTCTGCCAGTTGACCTTTTGGTTGGTTACAAGGGTCACACATTCTTGGTGGAAGTCAAAACCAACGCTAAAAAGCGTTTAACGGCCCTACAAGACGATTTTTTTAAGAATTGGTCTGGCAGTACCTTGGCAAGAATTGACAGCCCTGAAGCCGCCCTACGCATGATTGGAGTGTTGAAATGAAGCCTGAAGAAGCCGCCGAAAGCATACGCAACAAAGCCCCGGCCTACGGTGAAGCCAAAGCCCAGCGGGTTTACCTTGAAGAATTCCGCAAAAGCCAAAAAGCTATGTTGATGAAAGAATCCTTAGAGATGGGCTACGAAGCTGCCAATGCCCAAGAGCGCGAAGCCTACGCAAGCCCTGTTTACCAAAAGCTGTTGAACGGTTTGGCTGTGGCAATTGAGCAGGAGGAAACCCTTAAATGGCAAATTGAAGCTGCTAGGCTTGACATTGAAATCTGGCGAACACGCGAAGCCACCAATCGACTGCAAGATAGGGCGCATCAATGAAATGTCCCGAATGCGGGGCTTGGACAACAGTAAAAGACACCCGATTAATTACAGACACCAGCCGCCGCCGAAAAATGGAATGCGCCAATCTGCACCGATTCACCACACTGGAGACAATAATTGTTTCAAAAACACCAATACATAAGAAGCAAAAAGCTATTAAGACTAGTGGCGGGGCTTGACTGCCAAGCCTGCGGGTCAGGCGGCATGGTGCAGGCAGCGCACAGCAACTGGGGAGGCGGCAAGGGCCGAGGCATCAAGGCTGATGACAACCTTGTGGCGGCGCTGTGCCTGAAGTGCCATTTTGAGATTGACCAAGGCAAAGACCTGACCAAGGAAGAACGCCAAGAAAAGTGGCGCAAGGCCCACGCTGCTACGGTTGAAAAATTGTGTGACCAAGGGGCTTGGCCCTCTGACGTTCCGCTGCCTATAATGGAAGCGCAGTTGTCTTAACGGGGGGTGTTGCAACCCCCCTTTTTTTGATATAGTGCCAACATGAACGAAGAAGTAGCCGAATTTGTAGCGCAACTGCTGCACAGCAGTACGGTGACGCATTTCATGCACTGGTCAACGACCAGCTATGCAAAACATGTAGCGTTAGGGGAGTACTATGTCCAAATTGTTGACTTGGTTGACCAATTTGCCGAAGCGTATATGGGCAAATATGATCAGCTTAAAAAATTTCCTGATGAGTTTCACACAGAAAAAGACCCCGTGAAATACTTGGAAGGAATGAAAGAATTTGTGGAAGAATCCCGCGAGGAACTACCACAAGACTCAGAATTGCAAAATTTGGTGGATGAAATCGCCGACTTGATCAATTCAACCTTGTACAAACTGCGTTTTCTTAACTAAGGAAAAATCATGGCGAATATGATGAAGAACGAACCCAAAGGCTACGGCGCGTCTGCTTCTATGTCGGGCAAAGCAACCGCTTCTGACGCCACAGGCACACAGGGAAGCGCCAAAAAAAGCATTCCCGCTGCTAAAACCAACATGACTGGCGCTGACAAGTCATTTGGCGGTGGACGTTCCAGCGGCGTTTGCTACTCGCATGACCGCAAATGTAGCCAGTAATGCCAATTCCGCTGTCCAGCATGATGGCGGCGGGACAACCAGCGCCTGTTCCTGACCAAAACAGGGCATCGGCGCTTATCCCGCAGGGCCAGCCACAATCGCAAGACCCGATTGAGCAGGAGTATTTTGACAATTTAAATAATAATTATTTAAAATTGCGTCAGAATTACGCTGCTATAAAAGACTCTGACGGCGGGAAAATTTTAAGCACAGACATTGCGCGGGAATTGTCCCCGCACTACTTGGCTGACCGCACAAAGTCTGCCAATGTGCATGAGCCATCTAGCCAATTTATCAAGCGGGTTTATGCGGAAAAGCTGTCAAATCCAACCCCAAAGGGAAGCGACAACACGGTTGTTTTCACTGCTGGCGGCACTGGGGCTGGAAAAACCACTGCTTTAAAAGGGCTTACAAACGTCTCTGAATTGGTCAAACGGGCCGAAATAGTGTACGACACCAACATGAACAAGTTTGAAAGTTCCGACAAAAAAATCCAGCAGGCGTTAAGAGGCAACCGCAACGTTCAGATCATTTACACCTACCGCGATCCTGTAGAAGCCTTAGAAAATGGTGCGCTAAAACGCGCCAACGGGCAAGAAAAAGAATTTGGCACTGGCAGAACTGTGCCCATCGGCGAACATCTAAAAACGCACATTGGCGCATTAAACACTGTTTATGAATTGCAGGAAAAATACAAAAATAACCCAAAAGTCAAGATACAAGTCATTGATAATTCGCGTGGCGCTGGCAAATCTTTTGTAAGTTCGCTTGACAAGCTGCCTAAATTGAACGAAAATCAAGTTGAAAGGAAGTTATATGACACGCTTGAACAGGCCCGAAGAAGCGGCGCTATTTCGGAAAACACCTACAGAGGCTTTGCCGCTAAGTCCCGCTGAACATCGAGAGGGCAGGATGCTTGAAAAAGCCACAAGAACATTGGCTGAAGAAATGTCAGCAGCTTTGAACAAAGCTGTCTTGGCTGAAGAAGCAGGATACCCAAGCCGTGGCGCTTAGTTGTGCAGGCTGCAAGTTTTTTGTAAATGCTCAGATCATGGGTAGCTGTCGCCGTTACCCGCACACAATCAACAGGCACATGAATGATTGGTGTGGGGAGCATGTTGCGTTGCAGCAAATTGAACCCGAAATGGTGAATCTGCCTGTGTATGACATCATGACTGACACTGTTACCGAACCTAAAAAACGTGGAAGAAAGCCAAAAAATGATCAAGCCACTGCATGACCGGGTTGTTGTTCGCCCAAATGTTCGCAAGTTGTCCGACATAATTTATGTCAACAACAAGGAATCGTTCAATGAAGGAACAGTCGTGGCGGTTGGCCCAAAGGCAGACCAGACACAGGTGGGCGACTTTATTAAGTACGGTAACGGTGATTATTTAAAGTGGCCTGTTCACCACATTGATGGGCAGGACTATCAGATCATTCAAGAAGCCGACATTTGTGCGGTGCTGGAGGCATGATGGCAAAAGCTGGACTTTATGCAAACATCCATAAAAAACAGGCACGTATCGAACAGCAAAAGGCTGCGGGTAAGACACCTGAACGCATGAGAACACCGGGCGCAAAGGGCGCACCCACTGCGGCGGCATTCAAGCAATCTGCCAAAACCGCCAAAAAATGAAAAAGCACGACAAGCCCATTGCCCACACCACCACAGGTAAGGGTAAAACCTACAACCCTGTGGAAAAGGGCGCTGGAATGACTGCTAAGGGCCGTGCTGAATACAACGCTAAAAACAACAGCAATTTAAAGCCGCCTGCCCCGAATCCAAAAACCAAGGCTGATGCTGGTCGTAAGGCCAGTTTTTGCGCTAGGATGGAGGGGGTAGTAAAAAACGCCAAAGGCCCAGCAGAGCGAGCCAAGGCATCCCTTAAAAACTGGAACTGTTAAAGGAACATATCATGTCAAACTCAAAAGCAATTGGCGTAGCCTACCAAGACCAAGATATCACAGGCGGTTCGCTAAACGATTCACCCATTGGCGCAACCACACCATCAACCGTTGTTGGCACAACCGTGTATGCCACCAGCGAAGTTGGCTATTCAAGCGCGGCTCAAGGCACTGTGACCCAAGCCACCAGCAAATCAACTGGCGTGACTTTGAACAAGAGCATGGGCAAAATCACCATGAACGCCGCATCTTTGGGCGCTGGCGCAAGCGTGACATTTACTTTGACCAACAGCACAATTTCTGCAAATGATGTGGTGATTGCAAGCATCTCTGGCGGCGGTACTGCTGGCGCTTACTGGCCTTATGTTTCTAGCCAAGCCGCAGGTTCTGCTGTTATTGGTTTGTACAACGGCACTGCTGGCGCACTGGCTGAAGCTGTTGTGATCAACTTTGCCGTCATTCATGGTGCATCTTGAACGTAGAAGCCCTGAAAAGCCGCATTGAGGTCTTGACCGCCCAAGCTAAACAAATGGAGGCAAACCTCCACATGATTAGCGGGGCGATCCAAGACTGCCATTATTGGCTAAACCAATTGGAGAGCAAAGATGCCGCTAATCAAGTCAATGACCCCCAAGGCGCTGAAAGCTAACATCAAGGCCGAAATAGAAGCCGGTAAGCCCGTAAAGCAGGCTGTCGCCATTGGCTATTCGGTCAAGAATGAAGCTGCAAAGGCCAAAAAAGCCACGCCTAAAAAGAAATGACTGACTCAATCCCCGTCCTAGAAAAGCGCCCAGTAGGTCGCCCATCCACCTATGACCCAGCATATTGCGAAAAGGTCGTGGAACTAGGGCGTATTGGCAAGTCAATTGAACAAATATGTTACCAATTGCACACGCCGGTAAGAACATTGTACGAATGGCGGGATAGGCATCCAGAATTTTCGCAAGCCTTGGAGGATGCCAAGTCTTATGAACAAGCATGGTGGGAAGAACAAGCCCAATCGTACATGGTTGAGAGCAAAGAGAGTGACCGCTTGAACCCGTCATTGTGGTCACGGTCAATGGCTGCAAGGTTTCCGAAGAAGTACCGGGAAAGCACCAAGCAAGAAATCACAGGTGCAGACGGTGTGCCATTGCTTACAGGCATTCAGGTGACATTTGTGAAGCCCAATGAGTGATGTTGCCAGTGCCATTGCCAAAGCTGAGTTTCCAATCAAGCTGCAAGGCTTGTTCAAGCCATCCCGCTACAAGGTAGCCTACGGCGGCAGGGGTGGGGCTAAGTCATGGGGCATTGCAAGGGCGCTACTGATCAAGGGCGCTAAAGACCCGCTACGCATCTTGTGTGCGCGAGAGTTCCAGACCAGCATCAAGGATTCTGTCCATAAGCTGCTGTGTGACCAGATCGAAGCCCTTGGCCTGTTGGGTTTCTATGAGATCACCCAAAACAGCATCAGGGGCAGGAATGGCACAGAGTTCGCCTTTGCTGGCCTGAAGAACAACATTGCCAACATTAAATCCTTTGAGGGCGTTGACATCTGCTGGGTAGAGGAAGCGCAGACCACCAGCCGGTTAAGCTGGAACATCCTGATCCCCACCATCCGAAAGCAAGGCAGTGAGATATGGATTTCGTTCAATCCTGAGTTGGAGACAGACGAAACTTACCAGCGGTTTGTGCTTAACCCTCCTGCCAGCTGCATACAGATCAAGATCAACTGGTCGGATAACCCTTGGTTTCCTGAAACGCTGAAGCTGGAAAAGGACGCGCTGAAGAACCGCGACTTTGAATCCTACAACCAAGTCTGGGAAGGCTTGTGCCGCCAATCGGTGGATGGGGCTATCTTTGCCAAGGAACTGCAACAGGCAGAAGTTGAGGGCAGGCTTACCCGTGTGGCTTATGACGCTACAAAGCCCGTCCATGCCATCTTTGACCTTGGCTGGTCTGACAGCACATCAATCTGGTTCTTGCAGTTTGTGGGCATGGAAACCCGCCTGATCCGGTACATTGAGGACAGCCAGAAGACCATGACCCATTATTTGGCAACCATGCAGACCTTTGGTTATGTGTACGAAACGGTTTGGTTGCCGCATGACGCTGAGAACCAAACGCTGGCGGCAGCTGGACGGTCAATTGATGACATTGTGAGGGCGGCAGGCTACAAGACCCGGATTTTGCCAAGAGTGCCCATCATTGACTCAATCAACGCCGCAAGGACAATATTCCCCAGTTGCTGGTTTGACAGGGAACACGCCGCAGACGGGATTAACTGCTTGCGCCATTACCGATATGAGGTTGACCCAGCCACAGGGCAGTTCAGCCGCAACCCGCTACATGACCATTATTCGCACGGGGCTGACGCATTTCGCTACATTGCCCTGATGATTCAAGACACACCTAAGCGCAAAGCAAAAGCACAAGTTGCAATGGCTGGCGGTTGGATGGGATAATCCCACAAAGGGGCAAATATGGCTTACCAAGACACATCAGGCAAAGACACAAGAATCAACAAAGCCATAGAATTTTGGCGGTTGGTCAATGACGCAGACTCAAGCAACCGGGCAGAGGCATTGCAAGACATTAAATTTGCCGCTGGCGATCAATGGCCTGTTGAGATACAGAACAGCAGGAACTTAGAAGCCAGACCCTGCCTGACCATCAACAAGATTGACTCTTACATCCGTCAGGTAACTAACCAGCAGCGGATGCAGCGCCCACGCATCAAGGTGCATCCTGTAAACAACTTGGCTGATTACAAAATTGCCCAAGTGATTGAGGGCATGACTCGCCACATTGAAGTCAATTCCAATGCTGACACCGCCTACGACACCGCCTTTGACTACGCCGTGCGGATGGGCTGGGGCTATTGGAGGATCAACACCCGCTACACAAGCGAGGATTCGTTTGATCAGGAAATCTACATCGACACGATTGACAACCCGTTTACCGTGTACTTTGACCCAAATTCAATATTGCCTGATGGGTCAGACGCTGAACGCTGCTTGATCACTACGGTGCTGGATAAGAAGATTTTCCGCGAATACCACCCAAATGCTGATGATGGCGCTAACTTCACCCAGCGATCAACTGGAGATGACACCGCAAGCTGGATCACTAAAGAAGATATAAGGGTTGCTGAATTCTTTCACATTGAACGTGAACGCGCCAAGCTGTATTTGCTGAGTGATGGCACACGCCAATTTGCTGATTCCGAAAGATTCTTTGAGCGTGTTGAAGCTGCTGGCCTGACCGTGGTGGATGAGCGCGACAGCTTCCGCAAGGCGGTAAAGTGGTGCAAGATGACTGCCCTAGAAATCTTGGAAGAAAAGACATGGGCGGGTAAATACATTCCCGTTGTGCCTTGCTATGGCGCACAGGTTATTGTGGATGACAAGCGCAAGAAATATGGCTTGGTGCGGTTTGCCAAAGACCCGCAACGGATGTATAACTTCTGGCGCACCAGCATGACCGAATCGGTTGCGCTTGCACCAAAAGCTAAATGGCTGCTGGCTGAGGGCCAAGACGAAGGACACGAAAACGAATGGGCGATGGCTAACATCAAGTCCAGCCCCGTCCTACGTTACAAGCAAAAAGACATTGAGGGCGTACCAGCCCCAGCCCCAACCAGACTGCAACCAGAACCGCCCCCGTCTGGCATCATGGAAGCCGCTGCCGCTATTTCAGCAGACTTGCAGATGGTGCTAGGGATTGTTGACCCCAACCAGCTACCAAGTGGCAATATTTCAGGCAAAGCCTTGGCTGGTCAACAAAATCAGGTGGATTTAAGCAACTTCCACTTCTATGACAACATGACCCGATCTATTCGGCATACAGGCAAAATCCTGTTGGACTTGATACCGCATATTTACGACACAGCGCGGGTAATGCGGATAATTGGTTCAGACGGTCAGCCTGACATGACCGAAATCAATCAAAAGAATGAAGTTGGTGAGGTGCTAAATGATGTGACCGTTGGCGAATATGATGTGGTGATGGACACAGGGCCGGGATTCCAAAGCAAGCGCCAGCAAGCAGTTGAGGCAATGATGCCCCTGCTGACGGGCAATGAGCAATTGTTCAATGTTGCTGGTGACTTGGTGTTCAGGAACATGGACTTTCCCGGCGCTGATGTAATTGCTGACCGCCTTGCCGCCATGAACCCAATGGCAAATATTGATCAGAAATCAGATATACCGCCTGAAGTTCAAATGCGGCTGGCGCAAGCACAGAAACAAGTGCAGGATATGCAGCAACAATTGCAAGCCGCCATGCTGGAGATCAACAACCGTGGTCAGGTTGCCCAAATCCGCGAGGAAGGCGCTACTAAACGCAAACTTATGGACGTTACTGCAAGGGCGCATAACACCGAAACAAATGCAGAGGTTAAGGTTAATGACCAAAACACCCGCGCCATTACTAGCCAAAATAAGACTGAAATTGATGCAATTGTGCAATTACTGCTGCATCACATGGACACTGGCAGGCTTGAAATGGAAATTGCCAAGCGTAATGCTGAACAGCAACAATATGCTACCGCAGCCGCCGAAGACATTTCCCAAGGTGCAAACCCTTTGATACAGCCGCCGCAGCAAATGGCGCAACCAATGCAGCAACCTATGCAGCCGCCAATGCAACAGTCATTTGAACAACCAATGCAATAATTGACAGCAATATAATTTCGTGGTAAAAACCGCAAAACCTTACCAGTTGGGTCAACTGGGTGAATTCTTTGAGGAAACTCAATGTCAGAAGTAGCAGAACGACTTGCCGCCAATGTGGTGACAAGTGAAAATTTAGCTGAATTTAATGCCAAACGAATGGGTTTAGCTGATCCATCCCCAAGCGAGGCTGTTGCACCGACAGAGCCGCAAGAGGTTGATCAAGGACAGAGTGAACCAGCTGAGGTAGAGAACGAAGCGACAGCAACAGAGGATAGAAAACAAAATCCCAAGCTGGAAAGACGGTTTTCGGAAATAACCAAGCAACGCGAATCAGCACGGGAAGAAGCCCGTAGGGAACGCCAAGCTAGGGAAGATCTGGAAACAAAGGTAAGGGACTTGGAGGCCAAAATTCAGCCTAAAGCTGAACCAGTAGCCGAAACAGAACCATTGCCAGAGCAGTTCAGCGATATGTACGAATACGCCAAGGCGTTGACAGACTATCGTGTTGAGCAGCGATTGACGGAAGAAAAGCAAAAGGAAGTGCAGGCTAAAGCTGCCGCCGAACACGCCAAGTTAATTGATACTTGGGGTCAACGGGTAAAGGAAGCTAAAGCCGAAATGCCAGACTTTGATGACATGATCAATTCCACAGACGTTACGGTAAGTAACGAAGTGCGGGATGCGATTTTTGAATCTGAGGTTGGCCCACGCATCCTGTATCACCTTGCTGAGAATCCTGATTTTGCTGTAAAGCTGCAAGGCATGACCTTGACCGCCGCCTTGAAAGCAATAGGGAAATTGGAGGGACAGTATGAAAAGACTGACCCACAGACAAAGCCTGTTGTTGGGAAAAGTAAAGCCCCAGCGCCGATCAATCCAATTCGATCAGCTGCTAACGGGCGTGATGTAAACCTGACCAGTGATGGTCAATTTCATGGTTCATATCAGGCTTGGAGAGCAGCAAGATTGGCTGGAAAGATTCGCTAAATTCATTCATTTAAGGAAACAAAATGGCAAATAATCTGCTAACCATCAGCATGATCACCAACGAAGCGTTGATGGTCTTGGAAAACGAATTGACTTTCTCCAGCGAAGTCGAACGCAACTATGACGATCAATTCGCCGTAACTGGCGCAAAGATCGGTGCTACCCTGAACGTCCGCAAACCCGGTCGTTTCATTGGCACATCTGGCCCTGCTTTGAACGTTGAAGATTTCAACGAGACTTCAGTGCCTGTGACCCTCTCCACACAGTTCCACGTTGACACCCAATTCACTAGCCAAGACTTGGCTTTGTCTTTGGATATGTTCTCTGACCGTGTGTTGAAACCCGCTGTCGCCGCTATTGCCAACAAGATTGACTTTGACGGTCTGACAATGGCAAAAAACAACACCGCTAACATTGTTGGCACTGCTGGTACACCCCCAACTGGCTTGATTACATACCTGACCGCAGGCGCGTATCTTGACAGCGAGGGCGCACCCCGCGATGGTCGCCGTTCATGTATCGTTGAGCCGTTTACTGGCGCAACCATTGTTGACAGCTTGAAAGGTCTGTTTGTTCCCTCAGACAAGATTTCGGCTCAATACAGCAAAGGCATGATGGGTCGTGACTCAGCAGGCATGAACTGGAAGATGGATCAAAACGTTGTGGCGCAAACATTCGGTTCTTATGCAACCGCTACTTTGGCTTGCGCTACCACCACTGCAACTGGTTTCTTGACCAGCGGCTGGGCATCCACTTCCACCATTGCACTGACCGCAACCACAGCAACCGCTGGCCTGAAACAAGGTGATGTGATCACGATTGCTGGCGTTTTCGCTGTCAACCCACAGAACCGTCAAGCCTACGGCAGCAACCGTCTGCGTAACTTTGTGGTGACCGCGCCTGTGACCGTGGCAACTTCTGGCACAACTTCTGTAATCGTTAGCCCTGCTGTGATTACTGCTGGTCAGTTCCAGAACGTTAACTTGGCAACAACCAGCGCAACCGCTGTTGTGACTCCATTCAACAACACTGGCACTGTGTCCCCACAGAATATCGTGATGCACAAAAATGCTTTCACTTTGGCCTGTGCTGACTTGGAATTGCCTGATGGCGTTCACTTTGCTGGTCGCGCAAGCGATAAGGAACTGGGTCTGTCAATGCGTGTGGTTCGTCAGTACACTATCAACAACGATTCGATCCCGACTCGCGTTGATGTGCTGTACGGTTGGGCTCCGCTGTACCCTGAACTTGCCTGCCGCGTTGCAGCTTAATTAACCATTTTAAGGAAAACATATCATGGCAAATCCCGGCCCAGCAACTACCCAAACGATTCACCCAAGCAATTTGGCAACTAACCAAGCAGTGCGCCTTTTGGCCTTTGCAAGTGCAGTTCCTATTTCTGCAACAGGTGATGCAGCAGTCACTATTCCAGTTAACAACACTTCCAGCTACAACGTTCAATTTGTAGCCATCACCAACGCAAACGTAGACGTTAGCGGCGGCGCATTGGCTATCTGGACAGCGCCAGCAGGCACAGGCACTGAGATCGTGACTAACGCATCTTTGACCAGCAACACAAGTTCAACCTATGTCACCAATTCAACCGTGGTTGCTGGTACTAAGGCGACTCGTTTGACAGCCCAAACCCTTTATGTCAAGGTCGGCACAGCAGTCGCTGGCGGCACTGTAGACATTTTTGTGTATGGATACGATTTCTCCGAGTTTTAATCGGGAATGAGTTAGAAGAAGCCATCCTCAAAAGGGGTGGCTTTTTCTATTTGTAAGCCTATAATTCAACAAACTTTTGAGGGACTCAAAATGGTCAACACTTCTGTAATGCGCCCAAGTGGACGCACATACGCCCTAAATTTGACAACTTCAGCCAGTACTGCGCTGTTGATTGAAGCCACTACAAACGATCAAACCAACTATGTTTCATTGATAAACACAGGTTCTGGCGTTGCTGCGGTTGAATTTTCAAATTCCAGCACCGTAACAACCCCCACAGTGGCATCCACTGGCAATAGCGGTTCATTTGTGTTGCCAGCAGCCATGAATTTTCCTTTGTTGATTGCTGCCCCCAAAGCGCCTTTCTACATTAAAGCTATCAGTTCCAGCACAAATACACTTTACATCACAGCCGCACAAGCGGGTTAAAAGGGGGTTGGAATGTCCAACGAAGCCGCCGTTACATCAACGACAAACATTGTTCCTGTACAGGGCATTTTCCAACCAGCCCCAACATTTGACCTGATCACATTGATCGGGCCAGCAGGAACGCCGTTCTACGCCAGCATTAGTCCAAACCAATCTGGTTTGAACATCACAAACAGCACGATTAACAGCACCACAATTGGGGCAACAACCCCATCCACGGCGGCTTTTACTTCAGGCACAGTGGCGGCTGCGCCCACGGGGGCAACCGACATTGCAAACAAGCAATATGTGGACTACTACGCCGCAGGATTAAGCTGGAAAGCGCCTGTAACCGCAGCATCTACGGTAAACATTGCCAGTTTGTCGGGTTTGCTGACTGTTGACACGGTTACCTTAATGGCTGGCGAGACTGTTTTGGTAAAAAACCAAACCAATGCGGCAGACAATGGCATTTATGTGGCTTCATCTGGCGCTTGGACACGCAGCCCAGGCGCTGATGTGTGGGAAGAATTTATTGGCGCAATTGTGTTTGTGGTTGAGGGGTCGCAATCTGGATCGGCTTGGTTTTGTACGGCGCAACCGGGCGGGACTTTGGGCGTAACCGCCAACAACTGGTCAAATTTCTCTGTTTCTTCCACTTATACCGCTGGCACTGGCCTGACATTGGCAGGGACACAGTTCAGCATTACAAACACTGCTGTTGCAGCCGCTGCTTACGGTTCAGCAACGCAAGTTGGCACATTTACAGTCAATGCCCAAGGGCAACTAACATTGGCTGGAAACACCACTATAACCCCCGCAGTTGGGTCAATCACTGGTTTGGGTACTGGGGTAGCAACTTGGCTTGCAACGCCATCTAGCGCCAATCTGCTGGCGGCGGTAACTGATGAAACAGGCACTGGATCACTGGTGTTTGCCACAAGCCCAAGTTTGGTAACCCCTATTTTGGGAACGCCACAATCGGGTAATTTTTCCACCGGCACATTTACTTGGCCTACCTTTAACCAAAATACGTCTGGCAATGCGGCGACTGCCACTTCAGCAACAACTTCCACCAACTTAGCTGGCGGCGCTGCTGGTTCGTTGCCATATCAAAGCGCGGCTGGCACTACCGCAATGCTTGGGGCTGGTTCAAACGGTCAAGTCTTAACTTTAGCGGCAGGCATTCCATCTTGGGCAACATCCACAGCTGGAACAGTAACTTCTGTTGGTCAAAGTTTTACAGGTGGTTTGATTTCGGTAACTGGTTCGCCTATCACCACTTCTGGCACTTTGGCCTTGACTGTGGCGGGAACATCAGGCGGCATTCCTTACTTTTCCAGCGCATCCACATGGGCATCATCAGGCGCTTTAACGCAATATGGTGTTGTTTATGGTGGCGGCGCAGCTGGCGCACCCGTGGCAACCGCTGCGGGAACAACAGGCCAAATTTTAATTGGAAATACAGGCGCGGCCCCATCTTGGGCGGCGCTTTCAAGTTCCGCAGTTTCTAGCATTTCGTTTGGAACTACTGGATTGACGCCTGCCACAGCCACGCAAGGCGCGGTTTCTGTTGCTGGCACTTTGGTGGTCGGTAATGGCGGCACTGGTGTTGCAACTTTAAGCGGATTGGCGTTTGGAAATGGCACAAGCGCATTCACTGCGGCAACCGCAGCACAAATTGTTTCAGCTATTAGCACAACCGCTGTGACCAATGCAACAAACGCAACAAACGCAACCAACACGGGCATAACTGACGACACAACCACGGCTACGGCGGTCTACCCAACTTGGGTGACAACGACCACGGGCAATTTGCCGCAGAAAACTGCGTCCACCAAATTTTCTTTTATTCCGTCAACGGGTTATTTGAGTGTCACTGGCATAAGCAGCCCAACAATTGTCACGCCTACATTTTCAGGCGCAATTGCTGGAACGTACACGTTGGGCGGTACGCCAACCATCACAAATCCAACAGTAACAAACTATGTTGAAAGCGTGGTTGCAATTGGCACGGTCACAACAACCAACACCTTGGCGTTAACCAACGGCACGGTGCAAACCGCTACCCTGACCGCATCAACTGCTTGCACGTTCACAATGCCAACCGCAACCGCAGGCAAGTCTTTTGTGCTTTTGCTCAAACAGGCAGCAGCCACAGGAAATGGTACGGCAACATTTACCAGCGTGAAGTGGGCTGCGGCTGGTGCACCAACAATTACAGCAACGGCTGGCAAGATGGACATTCTGACTTTTATTGCTGATGGCACAAACTGGTATGGTTCTGCCGCACAAGGTTACACACCATAATGTTTGCCGCTAAAAACTTTTTGTTGGCTGGCGGCGCTGCTCCTGATTTTACTTTCACGATTAGCACAAACCAGACCAATGCAAATTTACGAACTCTTGCAGTAAATGCTGGATGGGCTGGAACAACTAAAGTTGTTGCAACAATTAATTCTGGCATTTACGTCAGCGCTAGTTCAACTGGTAGCGATGGCCTAACGATTGACGGCGCTTGGCCCGGCGGTGTTTCGCTTGTAAACAATGGCTTTATTACAGGTATGGGCGGTGCTGGTGGAAACGGTGGAGCAGCTAACCTTATCGGTGCTCCGGGCCAACAAGGAAAGCTCGGTGTTGCTGGTAGTAGTGGTGGACGAGCGCTTCTTGTTTCATCCGCAGTCACTATTACCAACAACGGCACAATTGGAGGTGGTGGCGGTGGTGGTGGAGGGGGTTCGGGTTCGCTAGGTATTCAAGGTGGGTGTTGCCCGACTTACTACTTCCGTGGCGGCGGTGGCGGCGGTGGAGGGCGCACAGGTGCAACCAACTCAGGGGGCGGCGCTGGCGGTGTTGCATCTGGTGGCAACGGGAATTCGGGTTCTGCTGGAACTAGTTCTGCTGGCGGCACTGGAGGTGCTGGTCTGAGTGCGCCAGTTGGCTACAGCGGCGCTGGAGGTACTGGTGGTACATGGGGGTCTTCCGGTAGTAGTGGTGGATCTAACGACCCATGTACTGGATTTAACGCACCGGGAGCAGCCGGTGGCGGCGGTGCTGGCGCGTGTATATCTGGTAACAGCAACATAACTTACGTAACTACTGGAACTAGATTGGGAGCAATAACATGAGCATCACAAATTTTAGCTATACCGTTTTTTTAGTAAATGAAGCCGCACGGTGCATGGAAGTTATTTACACGGCTGACGGGCATCAAACAATGCACGTTGGAGCAAGACTTCCGTTTGAAGGTGAAAGCCTTGAAGACGTTATAAGGGCATTTGCGCCCATTTCTTTGTGGGACGAACAAAAACGAACTGTAATTGCCCCAACGGTTGGCGTATCTGGGACATTAGAAGTTTTTAATTCTCCACAACCAAATGAGCCTGTAGTTTCTACAATAACTACTGGTACTCAGACGCTATGATTTCTGCGGGGCCGAAACATGTGCTCGCCTATGATGGCGTAATGATGAATATATATCATTGCAACAAAGGCCAAGGATTATTGCGCCATGAGCACCCGTTTGCACATTTAACCATGTGCCATGCGGGTAGCTGCATCATCAGAAAAGAAAACCGTGAACTTGTAATGACCAAAGATACGCAGCCTGTCAACCTGACAGCTAATGAGTGGCACGAACTTGAAGCGCTTGAAGATGGAACGGTATTTGTCAACGTATTTGCTCAAAGTAAAATGTAAAGCGGTTAAAATTTTTACAGTCTAGGGGTATTTATTTGAATGAATCTTCGCCAACATATTGGAAATGGGATGATGCTGTTTCTCCCGCTATGTGTGATATTCTTTTAGAAGAACGCAAAGTTTTACAAGAAACACAAGGCCAAATTGGTTTAGCAAATACAACAATTCTTTCTGTACGAAACTCAAAAATTTGTTGGGTACGACAAAACCATTGGGTGGAATCCGTTATGTATAACCACGCTTTATATGCAAACGAACTTACGGAGTGGAAGTTTCAAGTTGGTCGCCCAGAGCCTGTGCAGCTTGCATCCTACGATATAGATGGATTTTATGGTTGGCACGAAGACTGGACGCCGTTAGCTAAAACCCCCCATGTTAGAAAGTTAAGCATCGTTCTTTTGCTGTCTAACCCCGAAGAATTTGAAGGTGGGCAATTTCAATTTAAAGATGATCCCGTAGAAATGAAGCGCGGAACATTAATTGTGTTTCCGTCATTTACTAGCCACCAAGTGACACCTGTAACTAAAGGCATCCGCTACTCGGCTACATGCTGGGTGCAAGGCCCAAAAACTCTATAAATATGGTTATTTGTCTTGAACGCCACAAAAACTTTGTCATTCCACAAGAGTGTGACAAGTTGGATGAAAACACCAAATCTTGGATAAAAAATGACAACGTTTGAATGGGAAATTTTGCAAACATCTTCAATTGGCAAGGAATTGGTTAGCGTTCATTATTTGGTGACAGCTAAAGATGACGCCAACGAAGTGCAAAGCCAAGGCCATGCGGATGTTGTTGGGAAAATCACTGTCCCATACGCCGAAATCAGGGAATCAACTATATTTGCTTGCCTAACAGAAATGTATATGCAAGATGACCCAAACTCTCTAAAATCCCGATTACAAGAACAATTGGACTACCTAAAAAACGCCCCAAACACTGATGTTCCTTGGAAAGATCAGATTTTCAGCGTTAAATTTTAAGAAAATGCCATGACTACTCCATACGACATTGTTAGCAGGGCGCTTAAAGACATTGGCGCGTTAGAGGCTGGAGAAATCCCATCATCAGATGCAGCGCAAGATGCGTTTGACATGCTCAATGACATGTGCGCCCAGTGGTCAAACGAAAACATGATGGTTTTTTACAAAACCGAAATCATTTTTCAGACCGTTCAAAACACAGTTCAATACACGCTTGGCCCGTCTGGTTCGGTTGGTGCATCTTTTACTGGTTCAATTGCAGGCACAACCCTGACCGTTCCTGTTGATGGTGTAATTTCTGGCGCAATCACAATGGGCATGACCATCAGCGGCACGGGCATCACCGCAGGCACAACGATTGTGGGGTTCGGAACGGGCGCTGGCGGCAACGTCAATGAGGGCGGCACATACACGGTCAGCCAATCCCAAACCGCTGCCAGCACAACGATCACAGCCTACTACGAGCGCCCTTTGACAATTGAATCTGCCTTTGTTCGCGTGGCAACACAGCAAGGCGGCTCAAACGTGG